ATGTTGAACAGCAGTCAGTCGGTTGAAAGCAGGGCGGTGCCGCGGCAGGGGCGCCAGTTACAGGGACGCAGCAAGAAGTCGCAGCTGCATATCGCCCGCATCGCGCAGTACATTCGCGAGCAGGGCCAGGCCAGCGCGGCGCAGTTGTCCGCCTTGCTGGGACTCGATGCGGGCACCATGAGCCGCTATCTGCGCCACATGTGCGGCATGGGACAGATCCACCTGGCGCAGCGCCATTGCACGGAGCCGGGACGCCAGCGGCCCGCCCTGTACGCGCTGGGCGAGCAGGACGACGAGGTCGACGGCTGGGCCGAACTGCCTCCGCAGGTGCGCCGCACGGCCAGCTGGCCGCGCGGTGCGGCGCGCCGCGATCCGCTGGTGGCGGCCCTGTTCGGGCCGGCGCAGGACAACTAAGACAAGTATCAACGAGGAGAAAATAATGGGGTTTGCAGAAAAATTCATCGCATCGCTGTCGTCGCAGAACCTGCGCGACGATGCCGTCCACCACGACCTGGACGTGATCGCGGCGGCCGCGCTGGCCGGCGACATGGGCGCCTTGCTGTGCCGCGTCAAATACGCGGACGGCACCATCAGCCGCCTGTTCGAAGGCAATGCCGGCAACCTGGCGCAGCTGCTGCGTGCCTGGACGGCGGCCGTGACGCAGAAGGGCCGGGCACGGCGCTGGGTCAAGGCGCAGACGGCCTGGGATGCGCAGGCCGCCAATACCTTGTACCGCCGCGTGGCCGAAGCGTCGCTCGCGCATTGGCTCGACAGCAAATGCAAGGTTTGCCACGGCACGGGCGTCGTCGCCGCCATGCAGGCCGGCGCGCCGGTCGTCTGCAAGGCGTGCCATGGCGGCGGCGAGGCGGCCATCAGCTGCTCCGGCGGCTTCGAGCTCGAACGCATCAAGGATATGGTCAGCGAGCTGGAAGGTATCTTCCAGTCGCACGGGGTCCGCGCCATGCGCCGCCTGGGTCACTGAAAAGTTTTTTTGCAATATGCCTGGCGCTGAAAAAAACGCCCCTACAATAGAGTCTCGATCACGCAGCAACAGCAACACCGCAACACCGCAACACCGCAGGACCACATGCTTCTCCACTCGTAATAGACGCGTCTCTGGCGCGACACCGATAGGGGAAATCAGCGCAGCGAACCGCCTTCATGGCCCCCTTCGCCCATTCCGTCCGGCACGGCCCCGTGCCACCCGGACGCCAGCCCGCCGCCTCACCGCGCGCGGGCTTTTTATTTTCCCGATACTTGGCAGTTCCACCCCTCAAGACCGCACCTGCGGTCTTTTTTTTTCATCCCACGAAAGGTATTACTTATGGCATCGACAGCAAACGGCATCGACAGCTTGATCGTTATCAGCAAACAAAGCGCCGAAGGCAGCAAGGCCGCCGCCGGCGGCGGCCAGATTTATCCCCGCGTCACGGCCACCTTCGACACGGAAGCGGACAAATATGCGAGCGCCGAAATCGACGCCAGCCAGCAGCAGGGCGATACCCGCCTGGGCAATTTCCGCACCACGGGCGCCATCAAGGCCGAAGCGGCGTGCGGCACCTATGCGCCGCTGATGGCAGCGCTGCTGCGCCGCGACTTCACGGCCGGCGGCGTCGCTGCCGCGCAAACCACCATCGCTGCCGCCGCCTCCGGCCTGACGCGCAGCGCCGGTTCCTGGCTGGCAGAAGGCTTCCGCGCCGGCAGCGTGGTGCGCATCACCGGCATGACGGCGCCGGCCGCCGCCAACAACGCGAAGAACTTCTTCGTCACGTCGGTGACGGCGACCAACCTGAATGGCCAGTTCATGGACGGTTCCGCCATGATCGTCAAGGCGGCCGGCGACTCGGTCGGCGTGGCGGCGGTGGGCAAGCGCAGCTTCACCCCTTTGAGCGGCCACACCACCGACTGGTTCACGGCCGAAGTGCAGGACCCGAAGATCGGCGTGCACCGCAGCTTCGTCGACCAGCTGGTCAGCAAGATGGATATCGCCGTGCAGCCGAACGGCATCACCAGCCTGGACTTCACTCTGATGGGCAAGGCGGAAGGCCCGACCACGGCCGTGCCGTACTTCCCCACGCCGCTGGCCGCACCGGGCACCGGCAAGTTTTCGGGCGCCACGGCGATGCTGTCCGTGAACGGCATCCCGTCGCAGATCTGCACCGGCATGTCCGTCTCGCTCGACGGCCAGGTCAAGGTCGACCCGGTGATCGGTTCGAAGTACGCCACGGCAGCCTCGCGCGGCAAGGTGATGGGCTCGGGCCAGTTCACGGTGCTGCTGCAGGACACCACCTACCTCGACTACTTCAAGTCCGAGACGGAAATCCCGCTGGCCTACGCCATGGCATCGGGCACGGCACCAACCGCCGACGTGCTGGCATTGGCCATGGGCCGCATCAAGATCACCTCGGCCAAGATCGACGACGGCGAGAAAAACAAGATCGTCACCTGCGCCTTCGACGTCCTGCGCTACAAGGGCGCCGACGCGCAGCACGAAGCGACCACCCTGACCATCCAGGATAGCGCGCTGTAAGCGGCTAGCGTCCGTACCGGGGCCGCCTGCGTGGCGGCCTTTTAATTCTCATCCTAATCAAGAAAGCAAATTACATGAACAACGCACAAATGATCGCCTCGGCCGGTTTTGACATCTCCCTGCTGAATGACGCCAACAAATCCGTAGACCAGGTTCACCTGGTGTCGGTGTTGTTTGACGAAGACGGCGCACACAAGGCGGGCTTTGACATCGTCAGCAAAAATTCTGACCAGTATCGTGCCGTGATCCGCGAGACGTCGCTGCACGCCATCAAGCGCTCAGTGCAGAAGAGCAAGCAGATCGACGCGAAGACCGACGAGGGTGCGGCGGAACTGTATGACCTGGCGGAAAACCGCAACATGAAGATCGCCATCGCCGTGGTGGTGGGTATGCCTGGTTTCGTCGACAAAGGCGTCCCGGTACAGCCTTCCCCGACTTTGCTGAAGGCGATTTTTGAAAAAATGCCGTCCTGGCAGGAAAAAGTGCTGGCGGCACTCGAGGCGGACGGCAATTTTTTGACGGTCTAGCCGCCGCCTTGCTGCTCTTTGCCGACGAACAGTTCGAGCGTTCGGCAAAGGCGGCCGATGGCAATGCGAAAGGCGAGCATCTGGATGCCGCGAAGCGTCATCCACTCTACCGGGAGCCGCAGGCTCCCGTTTGCGCGCAACTGCCGTTTGAACTGGCGCACGTGTGGCAGTTTTTCGTGCAGATGAACCGCAAGCGGCAGAGCGGCATGGCGGTTAACCCCTTGAGCAGCCTGGAGGTCCTGGCCTGGCAATTGCGTCATCGTATCCGCCTGACTACTTTCGAAGAGGATCTCATCGACAGGCTCGATGGTGCTTATCTCGCATATCAGAATACGTCGCAATAGCCATGCCATGGCCTGTCAGCTTTACAGCAGAGGTGAAACAGACAAGATCGGGGTCATCGTGAGGGTGGCCTTCATTGCATTACCACCCGCGCGGTGGTTTTTTTATGGGTAAATTATGACTGTTGATATTGCAACGCTATTGATACAAGTCGATACGCTTGAAGTACGCATTGCGGCCAATAACCTGGTGCACATGCAGCAAGCCTGTACGCGGGCAGCTGAAGAAACGTCAGCCCTTGAGAAGGTGACGGAGAAATACACGAAGGCATTGTCCAGTCTGGGCATTGCGAATGACATCGGCCAGATCGTCAAGATGTCGGATGCATATACCAAGTTCACGGCACAGTTGCGCATGGCGACAGGCACCACGCAGGAATACGGCGAGGCTTACGATAACGTCAAGCGTATTGCTGCCACGGGACAAACGGAACTGGCCGCCACCGCAGGCATGTATACCAAAATTACGGATGCCACGGAAAAGCTGGGTATCAACCAGGCCCAGGTCGCCAACATTACCGAGGCCTTGAATCTGGGGGTCAGGATCAGCGGCGCATCGGCCGAGGAGTCCGCGACGGCGATCGAAGCCTTGTCCGACTCCTTCGTCAATGGCGCGATGAGTAGCCGGGAATTTAACGCCATCAACCAGAGTGCGCCCGAAGTCATGGCGGCACTGGCCGCTGGCATGGGCGTACCGGAAGAAGCGCTTGCTGCTCTGGCGGCTACCGGCAAGATCAGCGCCGATGTGATGGCGATCGCATTGCCGAATGCGCTGGGCGATTTGCGTAAGGAATCAAAAAAATTCGACACCATCGGTGGTGCATTTACTGTGTTTAGCAACAATGTGCTGGAATTCACCGGGCAGATGGTCGAATCGACGGGCGCGGTCAGTGTACTGACTGGCGGCCTCAACTTTCTATCGAACAACCTGACGCTGGTGGTGGGCTTGCTGGAAACCTTGACTGCGGTGAAGTTTGTCAACTGGGCCAGCACCGCCGTCAAGGGCATCTATGCGAAGGTTACGGCCAATCGCGCCATGCATGCATCGACCCTGGCGGTTGCGAGTGCCGATGTAGCAGCGACAGGCGCCGCTTCTACGCTGGCTGCGGCGCGCGTGGCGGAGCTGCAGGCCACGATACGAACCAGCCAGGCCGATGTGGCTTTGGCGCTCACGACCAACGGCCTAATTCCCGCCCAAGCCCGTGCTGCCATTGCCGCTGAAGCGCATGCTGCGGCGTTGATGGCACAAATGGCTGCGATGCGGGCCGCGTCTGTGGCAGGCGGTGTGCTGCGTGGTGCGCTGGCATTCTTGGGCGGACCTATCGGATTGATCGTGACGGCGCTGGGTATCGGAGCTACGGCCTGGGGCATGTGGGGGAAATCATCGTCCGATGCGTCTAGATTGGCCTCCGAGGAAAGTGAACAGAGCATGTCTCGAATCATATCCAATCTTGAAAAGCAGAATGTGAAAATACGTGAGCAAATTGTCTTGGCACGTAAAGAAAGTCCTCAACTTGCCAATGTCGAGTCGCCAGCTGCACAAGAGGCGGCAGCGGTGCTTTCTCGATTGAATGCGCTACGTAGTCGTAGTACACCGCTTAGTAATGTTGATCAGGTCATGGTTGCTAATTTGAGTGGCATGTATAAGCAATTAACGGGAGTCATGAAAGAAAATCTCTCCGTTAAAGCAGAGTTAGATGTGGTTACTCAGAAAAGGTCTACGTCTGAATGGATGAGCGAGTACGCCACAACAGCGGAAAAAATGGCTGCGAGACTGGCATTGGTAGGTAAATCGTACAAAGATGGAGTGATTCCTCCTGATTTGTATAAGCGCATCCAGGAGAGTTTTGGTGTCCAAGATGATGGAGGTAAAAGGGTAGCGTCAGCGCTTGATGAGTCCACCAAGGCTGCCAATGGATTTATTGAATCTCTACGTAATGAAACTGCGCAAGTTGGCTTGAGCGTCGATCAGATGCGAATGATGACTGCTGCACGCGCAGCGGCAAAAGCCCCGAATGCCGAATTGCGTATGGAGATAATGGCGACTGCGCTGGCGAATGACATTGCCCTTAAGTCTTGGGAAAATTTGGAAGATGCTCGTAAATCTTCTGAGGCGGAAACACAGAAGCTGACCGATGAGCGAAATACATCCTATGCAGCGGTTGTGGCAGAACTTGCCGCAAACAAAGAGGCAATCACCACTTATGGTTTGAGCAAAGTGCAAATTCAGGCCCTTACTCTAGCGCGGGACGAAGAGCGTTTGTCACAGCGCGAGACACTAAAACTGAGCAAGGAAGAATTGACCCACTTAGAGCGCATGATTGGGGGACGTAAGGCGAACGTCGCTGCTTTGAACGATTTGCATGCTCGTGAGAAAGAAACGAAGGATGCAGAAGAGCGGTTGGAGGAACAAAAGAAACTGTGGAATTCGATCGATTCGGCCGCGCACGGCGCATTTGTATCTATCTTCGATGCTGGGAAGTCTGCTTTCGATGGCCTGCGTAGTACGCTGAAAAATGGCCTGTTGGATATGCTTTATCAAATGACCGTCAAGAAGTGGGTCCTGAATGTTGGCGCATCTATATCGGCCGCCAGTGCTACGGGCATGGCGTCGGCCGACGGTTTAGGTATAGCAAGCGGGACCATAGATGGAGGCATTGGCGGTATTGCGAGCTTGATGCAGAGCGCTAAAACCGCGTATACCATCGCCACAGCGGGTTTCGCGACTCTCACGACAGGGATGGGCACCAGCGTTGTAAGTATGGGCACTCTGTTTGGCTCGACGGCGATTGAGGCATTTGGTGCTGGCCTAGGTAGTACGGGGTTGGTGGGGACGGCCGACGCGGCTGGACTCTATGCCGCGTCAGGTGGTTTGGGGAGCGCTAGCGCGGTGACTGCGGGCGCTTACGCGGGCGCCGCCATCACGGCTGCTGCCGGCATCGCCGCGGGCATACTTGGCGGGAAAATGATTTCCGGGCAGTACGGCAGTGGTTCCACGGTAATGGTTGGCACTGGTGCTGGCGCTGTTGCTGGGGCAATCATTGCTGGCCCAATTGGTGCGGCCATTGGCGGTGCTTTGGGTGGTGTGGTTGGTGGTATCGGAAACCGTATTTTTGGTATGGGAGACAAAAAATACGGCGATACTGGGATCGATGGCATATTGTCCGGCACTGAATTTTCAGGAACGGAGTATGCCAAGTGGACCCAAAAAGGCGGTTGGCTGAGAAGCAATAAGAAGGGAACTGACCTTGAAACGGTTGATGCCACGATGTCCGCAGCGTTCGTGGAAACCTACGCAGCCATTCGTAACGTGTCCGCCTCCTTGGCCAATGTCTTCGGCATTGATACATCCAGCCTGGCAACCCGCACCCAGGCACTTCATATCAATTTAACCGGCCTCGCGACCGAGGCGGATCGCCTCGGTGCTGTCACGAAATTCTTTGAAGGGGTCGGTAATGCGATCGCAGTGGAGCTGTTGCCCAATATTGGCGAATTCAAGGTCGGTAACGAGGAACTCAGTACGACGCTACAACGTGTCGCCGGTAATTACTCCGGTATCGATGCAGCGCTTCAGTTGATCGGTCGTACGTCGCAAGATGCGTTCGGTGCTGTTGGCGTGGCAACGATTGGAGCAAGGGAAAATCTGGTCAAGCTGGCCGGTAGTTTGGATGCTTTCACCAGCGGTACAAGCTTCTTTGCGGAAAATTTCCTAACTGAGGCTGAGCAGATGGCCCCATTGCTGTCGACCGTAGCGGACACCTTGGATAAGTTGGGCTTAGCAGGCGTCAAGACGGTTGACCAGTACAAGGGGGTTGTGCTGGGCCTAAATTTGGCCAGTACTGCTGATCAAGAACTATATATCAAACTTTTGGCACTGGCGCCTGCGTTCAAAACGGCTAGCGAATACAGTAACCAGTTAGCTGCTGCAACGGGCAATTTCTCCGCTGTAAGCAAGACGGCCAGCGACATCGCCAGCGAGCGCAGGGATATGCAGCAGCAGTTGAACCAGCTGACGCAAAGCGAAGCGCAGCTGCTGGCCTCCCAGCGCGCTGGCATCGCGGAAGGCAATCGCGGGCTGTTCGACCAGATCCAGGCCGTCAAGGCGGTGACCAGCGCGAAGGATGCGCTGGCCAAAGCCTACGAGACGGAATCGGCGGCGGCCAAGTCGGCGCTGGAGAAATCGAAATCGTGGGTGACGACCTTGAACGGGCTCAATTCCAGCATGGCGCTGGGCGCCCAATCGACGCTGACGCCGGAGCAGAAGTACGCCGAGGCGCGGGCGCAGTTCGAGAAGACACTGGCGGCCGCAAATGCCGGCGACGCGACGGCGCAATCGGGCTTGTCTGCCGCCGAGCAGGCGTTTTTGACGGCATCGCAAGTGGTCAATGCGTCCGACGCCCGCTATGCGGCCGATTATGCCCGCGTGGTCGAAGCGAACAAGGAAGCGTTGAAATGGGCAGCGGCGCAGGTCGACGTGCAGCAGGCCAGCCTCGATGCACTCAATGCCCAGGTATCGGGCTTGATCACCATTAACGACAGCGTGCTGACGGTGGCGCAGGCCATCGCCGGCCTGCGGGCAGCAATGGGCGGTGCGGCGGACCTGGGAGTGAAGTTCAGCAATCCCCCCGTGGTCGCGGCACTGGCCGCGATGACTTCCCCCGTTACGGCGGCCGTCTTCGACCCCGTACGCTATTCCTCGGCCGCGAACGTGGGTTCCGAGGTTCTTGTCGCAGAAATCCGCGGCCTGCGCGAGGACAACCAGGCCATGCGCGTGGAGCTGGAAGGCTTGCGTGCCGATCAGCGGGCGCAAACGGGCGCCACCATCCAGGCCACCTTTGAATCGAACGCCAACGCTGCCAGGACGGTGGTCGATGGCGTGGACAAATCGTCCAGGGCATCTGCCTGGGCCACTGCAGTGAAAGGAGAATACGCATGACCGATGCGCAATTTCAGAAATGGCTGCAAAGCTCGTCGGCCATCCGCATGGTGCTGATCGAGGCGCAGGTGAATGTGGCCGGCAGCGAGGTGACGCGGTATATCGCTTCGCGGCCCTACGTGACCGGCCCACAGGAGGTGCCGGCAAATACCGCGTACCTGCCGCTGGCCAAGGGCGGCCTGGCCTTCACGGAACAGGTCAGCCTGTCCGGCGAGGCGGGGCTGTCGGGCGGCGATATCGAACTCGATAACGCCGACGGCGCGCTCGATGGCTGGCTGGACGACGTCTGGATGAACCGGCCGATCAAGGCCTGGGCCGGCGATCCCTCCTGGCCGCGGGCCGACTTCCAGCTGGTCTTCGACGGCATCATCGCCGACGTGGCCAGTGCGGGGCGCGAGTCGGTCAACCTGGTGCTGCGCGACAAGCTGCAGCGCCTGAATACGCCGATCTCCGAAGCCAAGCTGGGTGGCGCCACGCCGAACAAGGACGCCATCCTGCCGGTGCCGTTCGGCGAATGCCACAACGTGGCGCCCTTGCTGACCGATCCGGCGACCCTGGAATACGGTTTTCTCGGCGCGGTGGAATCGACGTTCGAGGTGCGCACGAACGGCAAGCCGATCGCCGTGGCCTTGAATGACCAGGCGGGCCGCTTCAACCTGACGACCGATCCGTTTTCCACCACGATCACGGCCAGCGTGCAGGGCGACAAGGGCGGCGGCTATGCGCCGCGCATCGCTTCGCTGGTGCAGCGCATCGCCACGGCCTACGGCAAGGCGGCCGACCGTTTTACGCTGGCTGATCTGGACCTTGCCAACCTGGCTGCCTTCGATGCGGCCCACCCGCAGCCGGTGGGGCTGTATGTTGCGGACCGCACGAACCAGGCGCAGGCCATCCAGCAGCTGGCGGCCAGCGTGGGCGCCCAGGCGGTCATGTCGCGTACCGGCCAGCTGCGCCTGGTGCAGATCGCGCTGCCGGCCGCCGGCGTGCCGGTGGCGATCGGACCGGAACAGATGCGCGAGCGTTCGCTGCGTCCCGCGCAGCGCCTGCCCGTGACGGCGGCCGTGAAGATCGGCTTCGACCGCAACTACACGCTGCAGGCGGGCCTGACGACCAGCATTCCGCCCGCGCATGCGGATTTGTACGCCACCGAATGGCTGACCGAAACCGTGGTCGACGAGGCGGTGCGCGCGCGTTACCGCCTGTCCGACGACCCGGTGCAGATCGATACCTGCCTCAAGACGCGGGCCGATGCCCGCGCGGAAGCGCAGCGGCGCCTGGCCTTGAGCAAGGTGCCGCGCACCATTTACGAATTCGATGGAGAACCCGAAATGATGATGCTGGAATTGGGACAGCCCGTAACCCTGCGCGCCGAGCGCTTTGGTTTGCACGATGGCGTGCCGGGCGTGGTGGTGATGCTGTCGCGCTTCTGGCTGACGGGCAGAGTGACGGTGGGGGTGCTGGCATGAGCGCGATTGTGGGGGAACGCGATACGCTGCTGCAGGCGACGGCGGAGCGCTTCAGTACCGCTGCCGACGGCAAGGCGATCCTGATGGCCGCCAGCACGCCCGTCTTTCGCGTCAATAGCGCGGGCGAGGGTGCGCCTGATTCGATCGCCATCACCGCCAAACCGGTCAATGTGGTGGGCGATATCGTGTTTTCGGTATCGTCCGGCACGACCTTGCGGGTAAACGGTAACGTCGCCACGGTCGATTTTGCCAGCATGACGACCGACACGGCCCTGGTGCAGGCGCGCATCCGTGAGTTTGGCGTCGATTACATCGCAAATTACATGGTCAGCAAGGTCTTCGACGGCGCCGCCGGCGAGACGGGCCTGGCTGGCCTGAACACGGGCCAGGCTTTCGCCTACAAGCGTGCGGCCGCCGCGCCAACCGATTCGCCGGGCGACGTGATTTTCACTTTTTCCACGGCGGCCGTCACGACGCCGGCCGGCAATGACCTGGCCAATGGCTGGTCGAAGAATATCCCGGCCGGCACGGCCCCGCTGTACGTGCGCGTGGCGTCGGCCAGCTCGCGCAATGCCACGGACAATATCGCCGCCAACGAATGGTCGGCGGCGGTGCAGCTGGCCAAGGACGGCACCGACGGCTTGAATGTGGCGCCCGTGCGCATCTACCAGCGCGGCGCGACCAGTATTGCGCCCGCGCTGCCCTCGGCCGCCTGCACCTTTACGTTTGCCACGGGTGCGCTGACGGGCTTGAACAACGGCTGGTCGGCGCAGGTGCCGGCGGCGGGCGGCGCCTATCTGTTTACATCCGGCGCCACGGCCGCGTCACGCACGCAGACCGACGATATCGCCCCAGGCGAGTGGGCGGCCGCTGTGCGCCTGGCCGCCGACGGCGCCACCGGCCAGCGCGGCACCGTCACGGTGACGGCGCCCGGCTATTCGACCTGGTCGGATGCATCGGCCGTGTATGAACTGGGCCGCGCAGGCTATGGCGCGCCGGTCAACCGCGACGTGGTCACGCTGTACGACGCGACGCATGCGGTGACGAAGTTCTTTGTGGACAATACCTGGCTGGATCTGGGGACCGTGTTGAATGGCAATCTGCTGGTGGATGGCACGGTGGCTGCCAAGGCCTTGAGCGTCGCCAACCTGGAGGCTGTCAATACGAAGACGGGCAAGTTGCTCGTGACCGGTACTATCAGTGACGCTGCTGGAAACTGGTCCGTCAATGCGGCGGGGCAGGCCGTGATGAAGGCGGTCACGATCTATGGGGCAAATGACAGCGTGATTCTTGCCGCTGGCGCCAGCGGCATCGACTACAGCAAGGTAATTGGTGCCAAGCCACCGGCGAATGCGACGGCGGGTGCAACTTTTGGCGTCAATATCGGCGGGCAGATGAGTCAATCCACCATCGGCACGTACATCCAGGGTGCAGCCATCGATCTGGCGCTGATCAATACCGCCAGCATCAAATCCTTGTCCGCCATGTCGGCTGTCATCGGTACCTTGCGTGACGCCACCTGGGGGGCTCGCACGGAAATCTGGGACAACGTCATTAAAGTGTATGACAGCAACAACATGTTGCGCGTACAGATAGGAGACCTGACACGATGAGCATTGGTATTACGACCTATAAAGCCAATGGCACGCCCATGATTACCCCCGACGGTGCTGGCGGCATCTATGTGGAAACGTGGCGACAAGGCCCCGAGCAACCTGCGGTGCGCGTGTATTCCGGATTGCGTGGCATGTCCTTGCGAGTGTTTCAAGTAATGGGAGGTGTATTTGCCTGGGTGGTCGGCCAGGATGGCCATGGCAACCCCACGATTACCTTCTCGTTTGAATACAAGGACGCCTATGGCGGCGATCTGATCTTGTTGGTATTCGCATCATGACGAACGGCATACTGTTTAATACGGAAAAGGGAAGCCGGGTCATCGATGAAGAATTCATGGTCCCGGAGTTTATTGGCAAGGTTGCCTTGAATCCCGCGCCGCATATTTCCGGCCTGTTTACCAGCGGGAATGTCGGCGCAAAACCTTACTATACCAATTCCCATCAAGTCATCTCGATGCCCGATTCGGGCGGCCGCGCCGTCATGACGTTCTGGCGTTATCCGGATGCCAATGGGGAGGATCTCTGGTTTTATCCCACCTTGTCGGTGGACACACCAGGCAACGGCAGCATGCCTGGCATGAATATCTACCGGCGCAGCGCAAGCGTGCTGCCGACCTTGCCAATTGGCTATTGCTTTGCCATCGGACGTGCCATTGCCTCGCCCAATACCTTTGGCATGCGTTCGTGGGATGCCGCGGGAAAGCTGATATTCGATAGCGGCAATTTGTCTCTGAAGATAGAGTCATTCTTGTCCATATCCTTTGGCTATCAAGTAAGCGATTACGTTATTCCCGCCGTATCCAATGCCGCTATTTTGCTGCCTGATACCTACCAACTCAGCGATGTGTCGGTGGGCGATGCGCCGGGATATCCCGGCTCGGGCAATTCCCAGTTTTACGAGAACCGGGGCGGGGTGCGCAGAAATGGGGCGACTTTTTCTACCGGCATGGTCAATGTGGCTGCCTACTATTTCAAGGGCGCCGAATATGACCGGGATAGCAGCTCGCATTCGGGAAATGCTTCAGATCTGAGCATGCCCATCATTAATGCATCTCTTTACGACTAGGAAAACTGATGATTCTCAAAAACTTCACCACGCCAAATGGCGTGGCGGTCGGCGTTCATATGCTCAAGCGAATCGAAATCAATGCGCCATTCGATACTGCGCAGCTTTCCGTGCATAGCTACGCCAGCGAAGTGGCTTATCTGGCCGGTTCCGGCCTGGCCTGGAACACCCCGCTGCAGATGCCATTATTGCAATTGCAAGGAGAGCTGGGCAGCATTGCCGAGCGGTGGCTGACCACTGACGCGGCCAGTCCGTTTGCCGGCGGCAGCATTGTCGCGGACCGCAGCGGCACGCTCGATACGGCCCGGACCCGCGCATGGGCGCGCATCAAGCAGGCGCGCGCGCTTGCCGAGACTGCGGATTTCGCGTGGGACGGCGCCCTGTACCAAGCAGACAAGGACCGCATCACTGGCGCCACGCAGCAGGCCCTGCTGGCGCAAGCTTCCGGCCAGCCGTACGGCATCGACTGGACCTTGTCGGATAACACGCAGGTGACGCTCGATGCGGCCGGCATGGTCGCCGTGGGCGCCGCGCTGGGGGCGCACGTTGCCAAGGCGTTCGCTATTGCCCTTCAGTTGCGCAGGCAGATCGCTGCCGCCACTTCCCTCGACGCGCTTGAGGCCATCGTTTGGCCAGTGCAGGGTGCACATGAGTAACTTGCGCATCATTTACGACAACGCCGCCGACCGCGCAGTGTTGTCGGCGTCGAGCCAGGCTGGCGGGCTTGGGCCTGCCAATTTGCAGCGCGAAGGAAAGTCTGCGGTGCTGCGTTCAATTGGCACGGTACAGAGCATCGTAGCAACGTGGCTGGCACCGGAAATTGTCGGCGGCGTGGCCCTGCCGTTTTGCAACCTGACCCCAGAGGCAAGCATCCGCGTGCGCGGCTACGTCGAGCCTGGCGACGCTGCGCCTGCATTCGATACCGGCGTCGTGCCGGCGTGCGAGTATGCGCGGCTGGGCATGTGGGATTGGGGCGCATTGCCGCTGGGCTTGAATGCCTACAGTTACGGCGGCGGTACCTACGCCCGTTGCTGGTTCCAGATGCGCAGCATCAGGAAACTGGTGATCGACCTGGCCGATCCCGACAATCCTGCCGGCTACATCGAGGCTGCGCGCCTGGTGGCAGGGGCTTACTGGAGTCCGGAACAGAACGCTTCATACGGTGCCGGCATTGCGCCGGTCGATACCAGCAGCCAGTACCGCAATGGCGCCGGCGAACAGAAGGTGGAGCGTGGCGTGATGTACCGCAAGCTGTCGCTCGCGCTCGATCACATGACACCGTTGGACCGTGCCGAACTGTGGCGCATCGTGCGCGGCAACGGCCTGTCGCGTCCGCTTTTCATCAGTCTGTATCCGGATAGCGATGACGTCGAGCTGGAGCAGGCGCACCAGGTGTATGGACGCCTGGCTAACCTGGCCGCCATCACCACGCCATCTTTTCAGGCTTATGCCACCAACATTGAAATAGAGGAACTGTAATGGGTGATTTTTTTTACTATGGTCAGAAGGATACGATCCAGCGCTTGAATGAGCTGGCCGGGCGCGGCGCTGTGGTGGCGTCGTATGCGCCAAAGGTTGGGATGTCGCCGGTGGGCGGGGCGAATGGATTCATGAATCCGGCGTGGCTTGATCCGAACTTGCCAATTGCAACAAATTCTCCTGTGGCGGTGGGCGTTACCAATAAATATGGATACAGCTACATTGGACAAAACCCCCCGACAGACCTCTGGTATCGGATTGCCACATTTGCCATGGATAGCAGCTCCAATGCACAGCATCTGCGCATTGACGGGGTATTGAATGACGGCTGGGCAGCAAACGCCAGTTCCCCCTTTGTCCTCATGCTGGGTGTTCGGGGTGGCTTTTACTACGATTCGACGTTTAATGGCGCCATTTCGATAAACGCGCGGATACAGGTTTTTCAGCAAGTGAATGGAACTTTTGAGGTGTACTTGAATTTCCGAGCCGGGACGTTTGGTTCGGCGTCATTTAGTCTGCAGGGCTTTACCGCCACAACATACGCACAGCCAGTATCAGTGACAGCGACGCCCGCTGGAACAATGGTGTATGACTCGGGAAATACTGCGGCCTATCCGCCAAGATACAGGGGGTTTGCACCTGCGGAGACTAATACATCTACTGCAGCCACTATGTTCAGGTCTACCGTATTTGTTGGAAACGGTGGCACCAGCACATCATTTCTTAACTCGGGGAGCGAAGAAAATACAATGGCCGGCGGTGCATATCGGAATATGCTGACACTGGGTATAGGCGGAATAGCTGGCCTTGCGTATCCGGGAACATTTCATTGGGATGTTTCTGCCGGTAACAACGTACCATACTATCAGGGCTATCGTATGCGCCTTAAGGCCTTCGATGCTGGTTCTGGGAATCACTCTGGAACATTGCTTTCCATCTCAGGAGATGGGCAAATCTACATGCCGCGACTTCGGGCGGGTACTCCGACTGAAGTAGTCGCAACTAATTCCCATAACATAGCGCAGGATGGGGTGCAGGGCGCTGATATTTTGGTTGTGTCTAATTCGGCTGGGTTCCGAAGGTGCGATGGGGACTGGGGGAACACAGCGAACGCAGCAATGATCGTAATGGCTAATACTGTCACTGGACGCAGTAGTAATAACAAAGGCACGGTCAATACGATGGGTAATGACTATGCTGAATATATTTTCAAAAGTTCGATGTGCGGTATCGTCGCCCCTGGCCAAATAGTAGGCATCACCGCCGACAATAGGGTCACCGACATGTGGGCCGATGCTACCATGTTTTCGATCAAATCGACCGCACCATCTTTCGTCGGTGGTGATTCCTGGGCAAATGACGTAGGGCAGCGCCCATCGCCCCAGGCAGGACCAGCGCCGACCCAGCCCTTGCGTCGCGCCGATGTGCTCACGCAGCAGCCAGTGCCCGGCGCTAATCCACCGGAATATGAGTACGTGGTAATGGAACCTGGCGACACCGATGACGTATGGGCCGAAAAGCAGGCGGCCTTCGTTACTGCATTGGCCGCCCACAACGCCGCCGTGCAGCAGGACGCCGAAGCCATGGCCAACTTCGACGCGGCGCTGGAAGCCGCGCGCCAGACAGTCGACCGCATCGCCATCGCCGGCCGCGTACCGGTCAACGTGCTGGGCGCCCAGCCGGGCGACTACATCGTGCCGGTGCAGGACGGTGCCGGTATCAAGGGCATCGCCGTGCGCGAGGATGATTTGAGCATGAAGCAGTACCTGCACGCCGTCGGCCGCGTGATCTCGATCGAGCCGGACGGCCGGGCCTACGTGATGGTCAAGGCCGTGTAGCAAATCCGTCATCCACCTCCCAAACCCGCTTCGGCGGGTTTTTCATTTCCTCCACCTTGGAGGCAACCATGGCCCTCGAGACCACCGTCGCTGGCGGCGCATTGATCAATCTGTTGTAGCAAATGGGGCTGTCATGACGATCTCGCCGCTGATCCGGTCTGCTGTGATGGGCTGTCCAAACTCCGACCCGTCATACGATCCCAGCGCCGGCACCAATCGCTGGCATGTCGAGTTCTACGGGGCATGTGGCGCCGCCCGTCCATTACCGAGCCTATCGGCGTTGCCACTGGGTTTATTTCGCCAACCACTTACCTCATCCTGAAAGGGGCACTGCTGCCATGAGCAATCTTCGCATCATCCACGACAACGCCGCTGACCGCGCGGTGCTGACTGCATCGAGCCAAACCGGCGAACTGGGCCCGGCCAACCTGCAGCGCGACAGCAAGAATGCCGTGTTGCGCGCCAGCGGCACTGCACAGATCATCACCGCCACCTGGCCGACGCAGGAGTCCATCGCCTGCGTGGCGCTGATTTCCACCAACATGACCAGCAGCGCGCGCATGCGCGTGCGCGGTTATGCCCAGCCGGGCGGTGCCGTACCGGTGTTCGACACTGGCAGCATCTTCCCATGCCCGGCCGCCGTGCACGGCTCCTATCCCTGGGGCGTGCTGCCGCTCGGCTGGAACGGCTATCAGTGGGGCGGCGTGAACACCTGGGCGCGTGGTGGCGGCGCCGACGGCGTGACATGGTTCGCGCCTGTGCGCGTGCGCCAGATAGTGATCGACGTGTCTGCGCCGCAAAGCCCGGAAGGCTACCTGGAAATTTCGCGTCTGGTGGTGGGCAACTACTGGTCACCGCAATATAACGCCGAGTATGGCGCCCAGTTGCAGACCCAGGATAGCAGTGAAAATTACCGCACGGGTGCAGGCAACCTGAAAACCGCGCTGGGCACGACCAGCGACAAGCTGAGCATCAATCTGACGCACCTGACACCGATGGACCGCGCGCGCTTCATGCGCATCCTGCGCGAGAACGGCAAGGGCAAGGCAATGCTGTTCAGCTTGTTCCCGGAAAATCCGGACCCGCTGCTGGAGCAGGACTACATGCTGTATGGCAAGGCCAGCAATATCGACGCGGTAACTACGCCGTACTTTGACACTTATTCTGCACCACTACAAATCGAAGGAATTTAAATGGCTGATAAATTTTATGACGGTATGCCCAACGTCAACGAGAAATTGAATGAAATGGATCGGGCGTTTGCGGCGGGACCGTACAATGCCTTGCCATTGTCCGGCGGGAATATGAAGGGCACGATCTATTCGAATGCCCCGATCACGACAACTCAATATGTGCAAGCTTGCGCGTACGGCCCAGGCTCTATTGTGAACACCGGTATGAAGACTGGCTGGTGGCGAATCGGAAAGTTTAATTCTGCACAGCAGGGAACCGAGGCATCAATTCGTGTAAGTGGAACCACGTCGTACGGTGCTGTTGCCGGTATGTCGAACGCCATGGCAACCATCATCCAGCTCCGGGTAGACAACGACAGCAAGATACGCGGTGTTTTCCATAACGAAGGCGGAACGACAAATAACACGGTATCGGAAGTGACCATCACGGATGATGGTCAGGTATATATCCTGTGCGGTACCTTCTTCTCCCTGGCCGTTTACTGCGAGTCCACTTGCTGGCAGGATTCTGACGTATCGTATTACGGTGTAGCGGCCGAGCCCCCAGCCGGGACCTTGGCGTCTTCTATCTTTGGCTTGAAACTTGGTGCGCAGAATACGGTAACGTTCGAGCGGCAGCGGACTACCTTCGATTCTTCCTCAGTTCTGGTTGGTCCAAAGCAAATAATTGCTGGAGAGATATCTAGTACTCTTTGGGCAAGCGCTCTTCGGGCGCCGAATGATGGGGCGGCGGGGGGCGCTGGCATATATTATGAAGTGCTGTCCATGGGCGTCGCATCGGTTCCAAGTTATTCCAATGCAGGTAGATTTTTTTGGAGTGCCCGTAGTCATCCGGGGAACTCTGGAAAAGGATTCCAACTACGTTTGAATGCTGTCGATGCTAGCTTGCCTGACAATGTCACATCAGTTCTGGATATTAATGGCACCGGCGACCTTACTCTGCCAGGCGTTATTACTGCTGGCCCAGTTCTCCCGTTAAGTGCGCATCAGTTAACCCGTAGGACTGCGGAGTTCGGTGAACTTTGCTACGTTGGGCGCGTCGAGACAGGGGTCACTTCCTCGTGTTTTGCCATTCGAGCGTCAAATGGTGCCGGCGGTTGGGGCAACAGTGCTTCGGTTGCATACGTCGGGCGAAACTCCACGACATCGCGCTCGATTAGCGCCGCTGGCACCATCAATGCCGGCGGTACCGATTACGCTGAATATATGTTAAAGGCACCTGGATGCACGGGTATTCTTCCGGGGCAGATTGTCGGCATTGATGTTGATGGAAAACTAACCGACCAATGGCAGCGCGCCATTGCCTTTGCTGTTAAATCGACTGATCCTTGTATGGTTGGCGGGGATCGTTGGGCGCGGCATTTGGGTGAGCGTCCGGTGCCTGTTGAACGTCTCATGCCTTCCACGCGTCAAGTGCTGCTCAGTGAGGCTGTTGCTGCCATTGACGCGGTGATGGAAGTGGTGGATGGCAAGCTGGTTGAGGTTGCGCCTGCCGTGCCGGCCCGCGAAGCGCAATATCGCGAAGAAGCAATACCGGGAGATACCGATGAAGAATGGGGCTTTAAATGCGCACCCGGCCTCGCGTTTGAGGCGGCCCTGGAAGCGGCGCGTCAGCAGGTTGACCGCATCGCTTTCTGCGGTCAGGTACCTGTGAACGTCCTGGATGCCACACAGGGGCAGTACATCGTCCCGGTGCAGAAGGGCGATGGCATAGGCGGCTTGGCTATACGCGAGGAGGACATGACACTCCAGCAATACATGCGCGCCATCGGCAAGGTCATCGCCATCGAAGACGATGGGCGCGCCCGTGTCATCGTGAAGGTGGCATAAACACTGTGCTTGCTACATGCAAACCCGCTTCGGCGGGTTTTTTTATTTCCACCACCTGAAAGGCAATCATGGCCCTCGAAACCACCGCCGCTGGCGGCGCATTGATCAAACTGTTTGGCGTGCCCGTGCTGGCCGGCGCCGCCGCTACATCGCTGGGCTTCATGTTCATGTGGCCCCAATCCACCAAGGAGGCATTTATTCGTTTTTGTTCCAGCATCATCATTTCCACCTTTCTCGGTCCCGTGCTCGTGGCGGCCGTGCTGTCGTGGTGGCCCAGCCTGTTCGACAGTGCGAAGACGGTGGCGGGCCTGTATGGCGGCGATCCTGCCACGGGATTTCTGTTCATCGCCGCGCCGCTGATGGTGGCGGCCGGCTTACCCGCCTGGTGGGTGCTGGGCGCCTGCGTGCGCTGGTTCGACAAGCGGCGCGGCAAGGATATCGGCGAACTGGCGGCTGATGCGGCCGCTGCCGTCAAGGATGTGCGGGGCATGCTGTGACCGGCGCCCAATTGATGCAGATCATGCCGCTGGCCGGCCGCCGCGCTACGCTGTTCCTCGCGCCCTTGAATGCGGCGATGGCCGAGTTCAGCATCGATACGCCGCTGCGCCAGGCCTCGTTCCTGGCGCAGGTGGGCCACGAATCGGGACAGTTGCGCTATGTGCGCGAGCTGGCCAGCGGCGCGGCCTATGAAGGACGCGCCGACCTGGGCAATGTGATCGCCGGCGATGGCGTGCGCTTCAAGGGGCGCGGCTTGCTGCAGGTGACGGGGCGCGCCAATTATGCGGCGTGCGGCGTGGCGCTGGGCCAGGATCTGCTGGCGGCGCCGCAGTTGCTCGAGCAAACGGCTTTCGCGTGCCGCTCGGCGGGCTGGTTCTGGCAATCGCGCGGCTTGAACCGCCTGGCCGATGCGGGCGACCAGGAACGGGTGACGCGTCGCATCAACGGTGGCGTGAACGGCCTGGCTGAGCGCCTGGCCTTGTACCAGGCAGCGCGCAAGGTGCTGGCATGAAGCCGTCGTTGAGCATTGCGGCCATGCTGTTGCTGTTGGGCGCGGCCGTGTTTTGCGCCCAGCGCTGGGGCCGCGAAGCGGGCCGTGCTGCGTGCGCGGCGCAAGTGAGCGAGGTGCAGGGCGTGTTGCGGCGCCAGAACCAGGCCCTGAACGCGATGCGGGAGGAGGGCGCGCGCCGGTCGGCACGGGTAAGGCAGGCGCAGGCCGCGGCGCAGGCCGGGCAGGCGGACGCGCAAGCGGCTGCTGCGCGCATCCTGGCCTTGCAGCCCGAAGGCGATGCCTGCCGTGCCGCCGAGGCGCTGATCGCCAGCGAAATGCCATGA